GGGTCCCCCTCTGATCTACTGCTAGTCTTTGTAGTCGTACTCTATGATAACCTTTGCACCATCGTCGGGTGCGTCAATTGTCACTACCCCATCAGTCTCTGTATGCCCTGTAAGCACCCCATCAACATATACCTGAACGAGGCTATCCTCCTGTAGATAAGCCCCTTTAGTAAGTGTGAACTCTGTTTCAACACCATCTCCCTTAAAGGCATCCAGCCAATACTTGTATTGGGTAACGATCATTAGCACAGGGGCTTTAGTAAACCCATTTACCTCAGTTGAAAACGATGCCCCAAATTCATCTGTTGTTACAGGACTTGTTACGATAGAGTAGGAAAATTCTCCAACCGCAGCATCCTCCATAGTTGCAGGGCGTACAGCCGCCTCACAACTTAGAAGCAGATATGTTTGCCAACATTTCTGCCCAAAAGTAGCACTTCCTTCCTCACTGTCGATAGCCTCACGGCAACCCCACATACAAAGTGTCTCCTCATCACCCTGTTTGTCAGTTGCCAGCCCAATACGGCGGCCTTTTAGTGAACCAAACGACTCTGTAGAGGTTATCAGAGCAATAGCCCCCAGATTCGTTTTAGACACTCTCAATTCCGCCGTGGGGTTCTCTGTAGGTGGTAGCTGGAACGTATGATATGGTCGGTCATCCCCACGTGCAGTTACACGTTGAGGCTCAGGAACAGTGAGCGTCAGAGCAAGCGCACCACTGATCTGAACCCCACTATAAGCTACACCTGCCGCAGGGTCACCTACTATCTTGATCGTTCCATCTGTATCGCGCAAAGCGACACGCACCATTCGCAAGCCTATTCCTGTAGAAATTTCATTCTGAGCCATTTTAGCCCTCCTGTTTTACGACTCTAAATGCGTAACTAACCGCCTCGTATTCGACCGCATAGGCTGGATCCCACCTATGTCCCGTGCGATCACTATAAGACACAGCGAGAATACCCCTCCCTAAACCTGCTGCCAAGTTCTCTGTAAAACTTGAAGCACGTAGAAGGTTCATCAACTCAATCCGAACATTTCTAATGTTGCGGTAACCCCTAACTCTGTCGTATACCCTAATTGTCACAAGCTGAAAAAAGTGCCCTGCATAGCGTGGAGCTGGACTCTCCCCAGCGTCCTGTACTGAAATAGCCAATGCCTTATCTAAATCTCCAGCCGCTCGCCTGGTGCCTACTGCACCCTCCAGGAACGATTCATTAATATCGCCAGACTCTACAATGTTATCTGCCCCGTCAACAATCATAACGCGCAAAGGTGCAGCCAAAACGTTTGTCTTGAGAAAGTCCCATACCAATTGAGAAGAATCAACTGCCACGGTCCACCTGCCATTCTCTCATATTACCACAAACGGGGCAAATAATCCGGACTAGAACTTTATCATCTTCTACAGCTACTTGGACAATAGAGACAACTGACCAGCAAATACCACATCGAAAGAGCCCAATTCTATCTGTACTGGGTATAATAAAGCTGCCTTCTTGAGCGTTATTCGCGCTCATCCATAATTACCTCATGTTTGTAGGCATACTGACCTGCATAAGCTACTCGAAATGTTCTAACGATTGCTGAACTCCGCTGTGTAGCTTTAATTGCGTCACGTGCCATCATTTTGGGGGCATTGTATGGCGCTAAGAGTGCCCATCCATAATAGCCAATTGGTAGTTCTCCTTGCAAAGCGCTTGCTCTGGGCCATTCCTCTCTAGGCGCTCCACGAGCACCTACAGGCTGAATCCTCCCAACAAAGCTAAAAGTAGTTTCAGCATCATCTGGCGTTCGGCCTGCTCGATAAACTATAATATCCCATGGATCATCATTGATGATCTTAAGATTGTTTCGTCTTCTTACCGTCAAGTTTACTGGCGTCATCGTGCTATTGCTACTCCTGTTCCACCATACTTTTCTTTGACACCTTGTCGAAGTACTTTAATTGTCTCTCTTAGATTGCCTGGCACGTAATGCACAGTCAATTTTTGTAGCCCTTCTGCATAGTCAGCTTCCAGAGCAATTTCACTCATACGGGCTTGAAGGTAATTAGCAGTTGCCAGATCCGCGAGAATATCTAAATCTTCATCTGGAATAGTATCATAGCCAGTTTCATCAGCGTTCAACACATGTAGCGCAGCGTAAGTTATTTCAAGATTGTCCGTTGCAGCGGTTGTAGGCGCTGGGGAAATGACCAATGTCTGATTGCGTTGTTCCCAGAAACCTTGCATCGCATGAATATGGGCACTTTGATTGATATTGTCAATAATACGCTCTGAGGGCATATGATAGCGTGATGGCTTATTCAAAATATATACCTGCTCCGCCCCAGCGTGTAATTCTGCAAAGAGCTGTCCAACAGGCCACCAAAGACAACTCAGTACCCACAGACAGTTTAGGGCTTCTAAATTATACTCAGTTTGGTCAGCAACAGTAGTTATAAAAGTTGAGTCGATTATAGGGGCATATCGAGAATACTCCCTTACAGCAGTTGCAATCATCCGATCAAGCCGCTCCGTAGCAATTGTTTCAGTCGTGATCCGGTCTGTTGTTATCGCTGTACGGATCGTCGTTAGCAACACGACGCCCTCCTATTTAAAACGTAGCGTAGAAAGCGTTCTGCCGTTCCTGCCGCACTACTGTTTTGTAGTGTAGTAGGAGACATTCTTCCGGAGCCCTCACAAATGTTTCATAAGGAGCTTCAGGGTGTTCATGCAGCAGCCCTACAAATCTGTAACCACTGCGGAAAATTCTCGGATGCCACTCAAAGGTACGCTCCCCGATAGCTTTTCCACCGACCAAGTTGTGCCTACGGATCCAAACGCCTCCTACAACAGCATTGGGAACCCAGCCAGTAAGCCACTGTAGCAGCTCATCTGACGGCCACTCATCCGCATCTACTTGAATTACCCATGGGAGAGTAACCCTACTCAATCCGACATTTCTGGCCTCCCCAAAGCCTCTCTCCAGTGTGGTTTGGCATATCCGAGCACCTGCAGCCAATGCTAAAGCAATAGTAGTATCTGTAGAGCCTGTGTCGGTAATAACAATATCACTGACATAAGGGTCCATCCGCTCTAACAACCGAGGCAAAAGAGCTTCTTCATTCTTGGCCAAAATGTGCAAACTGAGATCTTCTGCTAGCATTGCATTTCCTAATTATTCGGGTGCCATACGCCTTGAAGAACTCTACCTTGACGGCGCTGGGCAACACCTTTAGCTAACCTTGTCTTGTATACCCGGCCTCGCAGGAATCTACCATCTTTACCGTAAGAATCCAAAGAACAAGATAAAGTATCCAAAATGTCCATCCAGTTCCTATGCTGCAATAGGCGAGATCCCTCTTCATAGAATGTGGGATAATACACCGAAGGGACAGAGAAAAGTACCTGAGTAGTAACTCCTAGTTGGTTGTTTATCCTTTGAACGATCTCTCTGTTTCCTAACCGTTGTAGCACACCCATACTAACACAAGCGGCAGGCATTGCCATTTTAGCCCGCCGGAGCACAGGGGGGTCAAGCAGCCCTTTGGGACAAATAAGCAATTGCGGAGTATCAACTCCCCTACTCAAAAGTTTATTTCGCGCACGGCTTTCATCTTCCGGAGGTATTACTCCTACAACAACATAACCTCGATGTATCAATTCCTTGTAAAGGAGTCCCTCGCCTACACCCATAACCCAGATAGTGCTAGATGGAGGAACTAGGCTACTTAGCCAATCAAAAAACTCTTTATGGTCAGCAACAGTTTGCTTCGGCGCAGTAGGCTGTCTATTACGCCGAACGGCTGAATCTTTAGGATCTATATCTTCGATAATATCAAGCAAATGCTGGCCTACTACTTCCGGCCCATGTTCTCTTGCAAACCACTTTGCTGCGAGATGCCCTTTTTGATAGGCTTCTTCTCGATGGCTATACACCCAACGCATAGTTTCAATAAGAGCGTCCCAATCAGGCAGATACCAGTTGCCGCCCAACGGAGAATCCTCAACCTTGCCAACTGGAATAGGGTAAGTGTATTGTGAATCACACATTGGAATCAACCCTGTGTGTTCTGATAGAATTGTCGGCAAGCCTGTAGCGATGGCCTCTCTAGGAGGCATTCCAAATCCTTCCCCTTTAGATGCAAATACCATAGCATCCGCATTGTGCATCCAGTCAAGCATCTGTTGGGAATACCAATCTGCGCTGATAATGCTCACCCGGGGATCATCTAGGTCTGGAAGTTGGTTTTGGCCCCAACCGAAATAGCCCAAACGAGTTTTGAACTCGAATCGTACATTAGGATATTGCGCCAATGGAAAGGCTTTCTTGAACGCCTCTAGCGTTTCCAAAGGAGCCTTCCGGCCAGATAAAGTCCCAAAGGTAATAAAAGTAAATGTGTCTTTAGGCTCGCGCCTACGTGCTGTATGGTAAAGTGGATTGATAGCCAAGGGTGATACCTTGACCGGTACTTTTACAAATTGCTCAAAAACGTCCTTACAATACTGGCAGGGAACTACTAGCAAATCAACATCCCCACAGTCATGCTTCCACTCTGGTAGATTTATTAAGGGATTATCTGACTCATACATTGTCAGTCCAATTCTATAGGGTGTTGGCAACTTTTTGAACTCGCCAGGCGTAGCCATACACAAGCCTACCCTATACAATTCCGTTGCGGGCTTACGTAGCATCTCTATTGTTTCTGTTCTGAGCCCCTCTGTTGTTAAAAACCAGCATTGATGGATCTCTATTTGACACCCTTGTCCTTTTAGAGCATGTATCAGGTTCTCAGCAGCAGTCGCGTAACCATCTCCCATACTAAAAGGGCTTAGCCAATACAGATATGTCCCCCTTGGAGACTTCCATAGGAGATCTTCTGTATCTTGAATATCTGCAATATCGGCCATTCGCTGTGTGTGTAACCATACAGCATCGGCATAGCTTACCTCCTCCGGGACATCTAACCAGATACCCGGAGGGAGGAAGCTGCCTTTCGGCGCTATCTGCGTAACGCCTGTTCGATTACGTACTCGCATCTTAAAGTCCCCCTTAGCAGATACGATTAAGTAATTGTGATTGTTGAATACAGTTCAGAAACAACCATCTTCTTGGCATTGCGGGTGCGAACGTTTCTGGACCACTTGTCCGTATTCACATAAGCACCAGGCATTGTCGCATCCGATGGGCCTTTGAACTCTGCGTAGATCAAAGGCATAGGGGCCAATGGAATATAAGGAGCGAATACGTAGCCCGTATCAAGAGTGCTTCGGGGGTAACAACCCATAATCCCTCGTGCAGCAGGGATATAAGGGGTCATGTAAATATCCCAGAAGCCCTCGACACGTCCTACAAACTCCACCCCAGATATTGAGCGAGGCCCTGGCGGTGACATTTTCTCAGCAGGTTTCCAAGTTGCTGATTTCATCGCGTAACTAATAAGAGTACGGCCACCGATGATCCAGTCAGCATTTCGATACCGCTGTGCATAAATTAAACTTTCAGCATCAATAAAGGCATGATGGAGTGTCTCATACCACTCCCTATTTGTATGCCCTGTACCAACTGTAGAACTCCAGTTCACATTGCCCGCGCCTGCGCCGTTCAAGATCTCTCGAAGGCTACGGTATTCAAGCTCTCTAAGGATCTCTTCTGCACAGTTAGAGACTAGCTCGGACTCCACATCAACGTTCAGAGCTCCCTGAGCATCCTCCTGAACCTCAGTGGACCAGCTTGCACCCAAGATGTCCTTGGTGGCGGTAACTGTTTCCTTAGTAATCTCCATCTTTACGCGGTTTGGAACTTCGTTCTCACCCTTGAAGGCGTAATCCGAGTCCATAGCCGTTAAGCTAGTCTCTGGACTAACATCCTCGCGTTTGAAATCCTGATAGAAAATCTGCATTACTCCACCCGAAGTTAGGGGCATCGGCTGGATAGATGCGATCTTTGCCAGGATCAATTGCGGGAAAACCTTACGGACAATTGGCAAAGCATACTTGACCGGCAAGGTCACGTCCGTTGTCATTGTCTGTTCAAGGACACGGCTCCCCGAACTGATAACGCTCTGATTCTCAAACAGAATTGCCATAGGCTCCCATAGCTTCTGTGGTATGGCTTCCATAGGATTTTTCTTGGTACCTGAGCCCAAGAACCATTCCCACTTGCTTACGAGAGCATCCAGATAAGCTCGCCTACCTTTTAGAAAGTCAGAATAGGCTGCTCCTGGATCCAACACTTGCATATCAGGTACAAAACCTTTATTCACCACAATACCTCCTTAGTATAATACACGTTTCAGAATCTGCTAAGCCAGGTGCATGAGCAAAAGCTGCTCAGTTGTGTACTGGGCCTCTTCTGTATCACTATCCTCTGTAGCAGCATCATCCTCTTCAAACGCCGCCTGCCCTTTTGCGATGCCTGGCCTATTTTGACCTGCCAAAGCGCGCATAAAGGCTTCCTCACGCACTGCTGCCAATACTTTAGGAATGTCTTCTATTGTAGTGACACCCTCCTTTAGTGCCGCAGCAATCTCCCGCCCTACCCCAATCTGCGCGGCCTGCTCGATTGCAAGATCGAGTTCTAGGGATGCAATTCGCGCTGCATCTTCCTCATTTGTCTCTGGAGCCTCTTTCAATGCGACAATCTTCGCCTGTGCCGTTTCAAGCTCCACTTTAGCCGCATCGAGCTCCGCTTGAGTTGCTTCTTGCTGAACAGTTACCGTCTCCAGCATAGTAGCTACATGGTCGTCTAGCAAGTCCTTGCGATTTTCCAGCAACTCTTCAAGGGTCAATTCCTCCCATTTGATCTCCACAATGTCTTCCTCCTCACTGGTTAATTCTGGTAGTGCAAATGTCATAGACTCTTCAAGAATCTTTACAAGCCCCGCGCCTGTTATGCCAGCATGATCACAGAGGTCAATACCGGCTAGGCGAGCAGACTGCATCTCTTCTATGTATCCATAATCCTCTCCTTCCTCATCTCCATCAGCATCACCGTCGCTAAGACTGTGTAAAATACTTTGGACTTCTGCCATGCGGACAGACGATTCACCCATAACTGTATCAAATAGAAGGCGAATAACATCTTGCCCCTCCGCCGTGGCCGAGATAAATCCATGATACTTGATCTCAGGGCCATCTCTCCATAGTTCTCCTTGTACCTTTCCAATGGGATTCTTAGTCGAAGCGCCGAACATAGAGCCCATTGCACTTCCGTGGGTATTGTACATCGTTACTGTGTGGCCCAAGTCCATAAACTTATTAGTGTTTTCCATACAACGGTCATTGAATTCCGGTGAATAATACCTTTCCCAGCCTGTTCCAAGTTGGCTAACGGAGTTATCAATAAGGGCAACGCCCTCAAAATGGAAGCCCTCTCTTAGTGCTTTGTCCAGGGTTAGTTCCTCTGTCCAAGTAATCGGTTGGCCCATAGTTGCTGAGTAGTCGGGTAGACTCTCTAATGCTTCATGCGACTTACTCCATTTACCATCTCTACCCTTACGGTATCCATCCTTATACAACGACTTGTTCATAACACCATAAGCCTGCCGGTAGGCAGCTCCTTCATCCTTCGTCTTTTTATAGACGCTGTTGAATACTGCAATGAACTGGTTGATATATTTCTGAGGGATGTTCTTACCTGCAAGTCGTCTGGGTGTAGTATTTTTTCTAAATGGCATTTTATTTTTCTCCTTCTGGCGGCACCTCTTGTTTTGGTGTAGCCTTTATCCTATCAATTTCTACTGCAGACATTCCTAAATGCTTAGTTTGAACATATTCTGAATCTACTAGGCCCCAGGCCAGCAACTTTTCATCTGCTTCAGCAAAGTTCTTTGTAGCAGCACTTTCATCCAACATATCCGCCCAGCTAGGCGTAGGCCACATAATCGTGTATTCAACGCTATCAGGATCGATACCCAGTAAGGCTAATTGGAGTTTAATCGTGTGATCGATAGATTCACTGAGCATTGCCTGGATCCTACGGAGAATCCTCAAAAAACGCCTATCTTGTTGTTGTAGCGTTGCTTTAGCATTGATGTCCCGCTCCAAGCCTAGATGTGCTTTAGGCACTCGTAAGGACGTAAGCACTTTGTTCTGGTAGTATTCAATAGGATTCAAGTTCAAAAAGCCTGAATTGGACGTGTCTAATACCTTAACATCCGTCTGCCCTGGATAAAGCCGCCCACCCATATCGTGCATTGCTCGGCCAATATAAATGTCCTTCACCACTGATAGGGCTTCGTCGCCCTTCACTCCAGAGGCAATGTTCCTAGTAGTCAAAGATCTGGCAAAGGCTTTGATATATGCTTCAGCTTCTTTAGGCGTTTTTCCAGTAACATCGAGAATAAATAATAGCCGTGCAAAGGCTCTGGTCAGCCAGTTGATAACCAATGCCTCTTCCATTGCCTGCCATTTCTTCCAGGCAGTCCGTGCTGTATAGAGTAAGGAACGCCCATATACACGCGCACCACTGCGATTCCAGCGAATATGTTCTATCTGCCAGGGGTACCACCAGGCAATACGTTGGTTCGTCCCAGGTTGATATTGCTCAAAAGCAGCTTTACCCTCATCCTTCCCCTCTAAAAGCAAACCAAACTGATCCTCATTTCGTATCATAGATTTTGGAGGCATATACATCAGGCGAACGATCCGAAGATCTCGATCTATAACATATTGTAGGAACGTATCCCCATATAAAAGAGTATCACGTGCAATAGCATAGGCTTTCTCGCGCCACCTGGTCCTTTTTATAACTTGCTCCACAATGGGCGTCTCGCCTTTTTGGAAAATAACTCGAAAGGCTCCTCTAGTGCCATCCTCAGAATTCACTGAATTGTCTGCTAGAATATCCAGCGCTGTAGCAACTTCGTCTACAGTAGCATCCATCTCTTCAGCGTCAGAATAAATTGCTGCACGTTTCGATTTGACATTGAAAAAAGCCGACTTTAGCGTACCTACAGAAGCATTAGTTACACCTGATGTCGATGTATTCTTAGGTGCTGGAACGGCTGGACGAAAGGTCTTCTTTACCTTAGCAACCAAACGATTGAGCCATCCAGGTTGTTTCTGGTCAGTCATGAATTGCTAACTCCAAATGAAATGGACTACGTCGTTTTTAGCCCCTGACACAAGAATGTTGGCTAGATCGTCCTGCTCGTAGAACAAAGGAGCTCCACCAGCAGCCAGTAAGTAACCCTCGGTATCTGCTGCATTTCTAAATACAGCAACGTCTCCAGCGTTAGTAGCAGGAGCCATTATGGTTACCCCAGACTTCATGGGAGTGCTCACGGCAGCAAGTGCCTGTTTGACATTCAAAACAGCCAACGTTGCCTTACCCGAACCCCCTGTGCTTGGGGGTGTAACATCGGATATAACTACCGAAGATAGACCGTCTACAATAGCCTTTAATCGGGCAAGTACCGTATTGGTCGTGGGAGTATCCTGTACCTCACCCAAGACATCATGGTCATTATTATCTATAAGCTGCACTAAGCCAGCCTCTTGTCTGGTCGGCGTTACTGTCATTATATCCTCCTACCCTCTGCGTATTCGCTGTCGCATCGTTGGATGCCTATAAACAGGTACCTGTCCTGAGTGAAGCAAAACACCACTTGGAGCTAAAGCACCTGCAAGGACTGTCTGATACTTCTTCTGCAAAGTTCCTGCTGTAGTCAAGTTACTAATAAAACTGGTAAAAGCCATCTTAGGAAGTATAAGTGTACTCATCGGCACTAAATTACCTGTGAGTGTTTTGTGAAATTTAGTTCGTTTTGATAGGGACCCTGCAGGAGCCACTGCCCCCCTAAAGTTTACAAGAGCAATATCTCGAAATCGTAATATACAGTAGGGAATCGCTTGACCCACAAGAACGCGCTTAACCTGCTTAGTTAGAGAACTAGCAAATGTAAGAGCTCCAGTAAGAGTTGGCGATAATTTTTTGTGTAATTTCCCGGCAAATGTAAGCGCGCCTGCCACTGCCTGGGAGATTGGACCATATCTTCCATCCCAGGAGAGATCTGAAGGTTTGGCGGTGCCCGTTGCATAACTACTATCCATAGAAGCTGAAAAGCCAATATGTTTATAATGTTTATCGGCGCCATCGTCTGCACTGAGGACGTTTGTGTTATCCCAGGTAATACCCAGAGATCTATTCCACGGGCTGGCATAGCTAGAGCTAATAGAACTCGAAAAGCCGTTGTGCTTGTAATGCCTATCTTCGTAGTCATCTGTACAAATAACGTTTGCGCCATCCCAGGTGATGCCTCTCGGTTGGAGACTGGGACTGGTATAGCTGCTATTGACAGAAGCCGAAAAGCCTACATGCTTATAGTGCTTGTTTGAAGTATAAGCTGCACTAATAACATTTGTGCCATCCCAGGAGATCCCTTGTGACTGAAGACCTGGGTAGGCATAGCTACTATTGACCGAAGCTGAAAAGCCCTCATGTTTGTAATGTTTAAGTGAATCAATGTCTGTGCTAATAACGTTTGTACCGTCCCAGGAGATACCCACAGGATAGGCTCCTGGACTGGCATAGCTACTACTGATGGAGGCTGAAAAGCCTATATGTTTATAGTGCTTATCTAACTGGTAATCTACACTAATAACATTGTGTGCCATAGTTAAATAGGCACCTCAACCCAATGTTGCTGTACTAGGTCACAATCAGCCCAAACATCTATGCCTGCAGCGTGAGCTCGGTTGCAAAAATCAAAATCCTCAGTGCAAACTATGAATCCAAGTTCATCGTACAGACATCTAAACCAGGGATCGTGGATAATATCGAACACAGCTCTATGGATCAACATTCCTGCGCAACCGACTACAACATTAGGCCCCTGCATTCCCATTAGCGGTCGATGTTGTACATAGGCACCTTTATCATCGCGATCTAGCACCATTAAGCCCATCTCGTTACCCTTTATCGTAGGATGGGGGGCTGCTACAATCAACTGCTGATGCGCTAGTAGTTTCTGAATAGTCCTATCTTGTGGTACACAATCGGAATCTAGTAAAAAGATGTGAGAGCAACCTGTGGCCAAAAAACGCCTTACCTGCTCACAGCGGGCGTGTTGTAGAGGATTAGGATCCCTTACAATATGCACGATCACATCGGGAGCAAGTTGGACGAATGCACGCAGCAACCACTCAACGGTGGCCGCGTGCATATGTCCCTTTGTTGCTACGGAGATACAAACCTGGGCCACTAATTTACTTTACTCCCACAGGACTGAGTGTCTTACCCGTTTTAGCAACAAGTACACTCATCGGCTGCAAGCGCTTATTGATCCCTCTGGTAGGTTTCTCTGGGTCTAAGGCATCTAGGTCTTCTTGCGAGAGAGCTATTCCAGCCCCCTGTTTCGCCACAATAGCTTGAAGCCTTGCCGGATCTGTTACAACCTCCTCTGACTCATCGTTATCGAGACGCCACTCCTCCATCAGGGAATCAGCTACAGCAGCAGATACCTCTTCCATGTCCGGACTCTCAAGATAGCGATCAGCCACCTCATCATCCAGAAGGATCAGACAAAACTCGTGATCCTGTCCTCTACCAATACCACCAGAATACGCCCCTGTCCCATTGATTCCACAGGGGCCTACTCCAGAACGGTCTACTTCTTGGGCATTGTAAGGAGCGGGATAGACCATCATATCCTCTCCTACGCCACCCCGCCGAATTCTTACTTTGACAATTTTCATCTCTCAGCCTCCTGGCGTACAAGTTAGTCTATAGGTGAACTCGCAATTTGTTACTAGCGCTTTGCGCTGGATAAGCCATTTCTGCTTATCTCTTTGGGTTCCTTTTCCCCAAAGTTCGGACTGTTGCACGAGCCTCGGTTTCCCGGTCGGCTCCCCTCTCGCTCAGTCTCTTCTGGTGCTTTCGCTTCCAGTTCGTTGCCTTCTCAGGGTTCGATTTGATCAGAGAGGGTTTTCCATCGCAGATTACGCTGCGAGGGCACCAAGTTTAATGCTGTCACCATTTTCCACATTGACCGCACTAAACGTGTGGCGGTCCAGTAGTGTAACCCCAGTAGAGGCATTGAACAGACCGTGCTCAGTGATTGCTTTAGTAGAAGTATACGCAATAGTTCCAACGCTCTCATAGATATTATGAGCATTCTCCACTTGGGTACCCACAGCTCTAGCCTCACCATCGGTAGTTTCTATATCAGTATCACCAATGGCAGCACTAGTTGTGCCAATACCAGAGTCGTGATACTTGAAATCTCCCCAGACGGATGATTCTGCAATGAGCTGATCCACCATGAGATCGACGAACGCGGTGGTCACAACGCGAAGACTTACAAGGCCGTAGTCAATAAGGTCTCCATTTGCCTTTTGCACACGGATGTACAGCCGCCCAATAATGCCTGAGAGGTTGAACACCCGGGTGATTACAACGCGCCACCCACGACACATGTTGGGTAGGTTACGAACCTTCCACAAGAATCTAGGCCCCAGAATCTGCACTGCCCTAGCTATCCTAGTAGCTAGAGATCCCTCCATACTGAAAGAGCTCTCCATAACATTTCCTCCTATTTCTTCCCGATTGGTACGCCGCGAGGACCTTTGCCCTTACCGCGTCCCGCTTTTCGACCTGCACCGCCACTTCTAATCCCGCTTCCAGGGCAAGGATACTTTTTCTTTTCCATCTGCCTTATTTACCTCCTCGATATGAGCAAAACAATATCTAATCACATCGCAAACTTTACTAACGTCCTCTTGACTCATAGCCAAACCAGTGGGCAAAACAACCGTTCTATAAGCAACCTCCTCCGTTACTGGAAGATCCCACAGACGCTTATTATATGGATCCATTTTGTGACAAGGGGGTGAAAAGTACCTTCGAGCGAGGATATTCTCCGCTTGAAGCACCTTTACAAGCATATCCGCTGAAAGATCGTCCCCAAGCACTTTCATAACAACATACTGGAAATTGCTATCGTTACGTATAGGATACCACCAAATAAGAGGGCTGTCAAGCCCTTCTCTATAAAGTTCATAATTCTGGATATTATGTGTAATAATTCTTGGCATCTCTTCAATGTTTAACAAACCAACGGCAGCGTGAAACTCACTCATTTTAGCATTGATACCCAGTTCAGAAGTTGTATGTGTTCCATCGCCCAAAAAGCCAAAGTTCCGCATTCTTCTAAAACGCGCCGCTAAAGCTGTACTAGACGTTACTAGAGCGCCACCTTCAATAGAATTGAAAAACTTGGTAGCATGGAAGGAGAATACCTCACAATTTCCATAATGGCCAATACGCTCCCATGGAGGGCCACAACGAAAAGCGTGTGCTGCATCAAAGAATAAAGCTAATCTGTATTTTGCAGCTATTGTTGCAAGCTTGCGTTCTACATCCTTGGGATCCAAAACATGCGTATCAGGATCAATATCTGCAAAAATAGGTGTGTATCCACGCCAAGCAAGTGCATTAGGCGTCGCTATGAAGGTGAACGAGGGCATAATAACCTCTCCAAGGACAGGCATCAAAGCTCCCGCCGCTATCTCTAAACCTAATGTCCCATTGGCTACAGCTACGCACCAAGGTATATCCAACGCAGCGCAAATCCGAGCCTCCAATTGCTGTACTTGTCTTCCATTGTTGGTAAGCCAGTGACTATCGAGAACTTCCTTAAAGCGATGAAGTATCTTCTTTGAGTCAGCCATGTTAGGACGCCCCACGTGCTTTGGCTCTTTAAACGCTGGTGGCCCTCCGAAGATTGCCAGTTTCTTCATGATTTCTCCGGCCTCGGAGTAGATGTTTCCCACATTCTCTTCCGGTGCTGCTCTCGGACAAAGGCAGCTTCCAACTCTAGTATGCGTTCCTTGGGCCGCTTTCGCAGTTTCCTTACTGGGCACCCTGCATAGATACTCCAGGGTTCCAGCGTGGTGTTCTGCAATACAAGAGACATTGCACCAACTACGGTACCATCAGGGATAACTACTCCTGGAAGGATAACTGAGTTAGCCCCCACCATACAATGCTTCCCGATCTCTACCCGCGAGCGAATAGCAACGCGAAACGGCTCCGGAATAGCTGCTCCAAGAAGGCTGTCGCCCGAAATATCCTCTGTGCCGGTAAATATCCTTGCCCCGCTAGAAAGCGTGGAGTAGGCTCCTATATTACACTCTCCCCCTCCGGTGATGGAGGCAAAGGATGCGATGTGAACAAAGTCTCCCAGGCGAGTCAATCTTCGACTGACGATGAACACAAAGTCATCAATAATAACGTTTTGTCCGAAAGCGATGTTCTCTCGATACGCCAGTTTCGCCTGTGGATATACCTGCGGAAGTGTCACAATAGTTCCTCCAATCGTCTTACCCATTGTTGGGCCAGCACCCCATAATCGTGCTCTCGCTCTACAGCGCGTGCCCAATACTGCATCACAGATAAGTCCAGGCTCATCAGAAGCTGCACCGCTGTCGCAGCGTACCTTCGATGCCAGTTAGCTCCCCTTGGGACGATATATCCTGTATGACCTCCTATTACTCTCTCAGGTAGCGCATACAAATCTGTCACAAGAAGCGCGTTGCGCGCAGCAGCACATTCCATAGCAGCCATGCAGCACATCTCAGGCGATATTGGATTCCCTGGGAGTAGCATAACCTGACTCTGTAGCTGCTCTTGGATCAGTTCCTCCCTAGAAAGTAACCCCAGCATTGTTACCCCGGCAAGCTCCTCCATTCGTCTACAGAGATCTTCGATCCGAGGGTCGTTTTGGATTCCCCACAGCTCCATATCACCTGTAACGTGCAATGTAGCCCAAGGGACTTGTTGACGGATTAGTGGCCAGATACCTTCTAATGCCCGTAACCCTCGCTGAGGGACACTACAATAAATACATCTCCCTCGTCTCTTAACGACATTGGAGCGGTCGTAATCTGCCCATACTACTCCTGCATTGCTTATCAGAAACATCTCCTCTGAAATTGCATATAACTTTCGGAATCGCTGTGTCTGATGCTCACTGATAGTAATGACTAAGTGGACATCGCCGGAGTCTATATAGGCAGGGAGTATAGACACTGCTGGATCGCAACAGTATAGTGCCTTGACTTTAGCAGCCATGCCCCGAAGGGCAAGAGGAAAGCGTATAGCAATGGCTGCATCATACTTTTCCTCAAAGCGCGCGCGAGTCTGGATATCTCTCCACTCTACCCCCCTGTAAGTCACTGGAGAAGTTCCAGGGGTGTACATATGCACTTCATGCCCTAAAGAGACCAAGGCAAATGCGTAGTTTACCGCAGAACCCTCAGAGCCTCCACTATCTGCCATTTCATATGTCTTCCCCTTGAAGGCAGAAGGACGCCCTGCATTGTAAACAAAGGCTATTTTCACTGCTGATCCTTTCGTAATAAAACAAAGGCGGTTTGGATATTTACTCCTCGTGCAAAAGTAGCAGGTGACTGTACTTTAATAGGCCAATCATCCCAATTACTGCGATCAAAGTTAGCTGGCCTGCAAAGGGCTGCCTGCCCCTGGAATGGGTCAATTAGCTGGCGATAAATAGCCTCCTTGTCGTAAACACGCCTCCCCGTAGAAAGGCTTGGAAGCTCTTCATACTTCTGCCCGAAATCAAACGTCAGCGCTAGCAAACGATGAGGCTTCAGTACCCGTAGCATTTCAGAGACTGCTAATGTGTCTTCTGGGATATGCTTAATGCAGGCTGTGCTGATAACAATGTCGAAGCTGTTATCTTCAAAGGGTAGTTTTGTAGCATCGGCTTGTTGAACAACTACTCCTGGGGCCTCCCTGATCTGCTGCGTATCTAGGTCAATTGCTGTTACAGAAGCACCCTTACTAGCTAAGTAGCCGGGCAATAGACTCTCACGGGTGCCTACATCTAGTACCTGTCGTCCTTGAAGCACTCCAAGAAACAGGGTTGCCCTAACATGCTCCCACAAGCGCAAAGGGGGTAGCCTGGGAGGACCTAACCCTCTAATCGTTGCTGCCTCCGCCGCAAAGAGAGGATGTTGAAAATCGTCTTCCAAATAACTTCCTGATACACAGTCGAGACTTGCCCAAGGTTGTAACGTAGACATCCAAGGCACCTCATTGATGTGACACTCATCGTGAGAGCCTCCCAGGTGGGTGTCAGTTAATTGAACCGGAACGTACCGGCGGCCTTCTCGCCACCAACTGGCTAATCTATGCCACCCATCTAAAACAACCAGACAGTGCTTGCAGAGAAGAATAGGCTTCTCTTCCAGACGCCCATCCAGGTATTTATAAACACCTTCCCAATCAGTACAGGGATGGCACCTGAAGTTGATCCACTCAATGGGCCACAGGCGGGGCTCAGAGGCTTCTACCTCAGTTCCATCGTAGAGCACTCTAGGCATGGTCATATTTCCTATATTGTGCCGGAACAGCTTGCCCATGCTTACGGAAAATGTAGGGCATGGATTCTTTGTAGCGGGCTAATTCTATCTCATTTCGGGGGTGCCATTGATGGAATCCGGTAATATCATTGCAGGTCAGCAGGTGGTATCCTGCATCCGTCAGGCTCCATCCGAAATCGCAATCATCGGCATTAGCTCCCGGAATATGCTCATCCCACCCGCCAATATCATGCCAAGCCTGTATGGGAATAATGATATTAGCCCCCAAAACGGCCCTGCAAGACTTTAGAAGCCTCCCATTGAACCACGTCTTGCCATGCACCCCCAAACGGTGGTCAGGACTAGCATTAGAGCGATCTCCAGAGGCGGGTATCCAATCATAGCGGCCAGCAAGGACCCGTTTGGAATACCGCTTAATGTGTTTGTAGGCATTCTCAATAGCGTCTGGCGCAAAGAGAATATCTCCATCGGTATACCAAATGTGGGTAGTGGCCTTTGGAACCGATTTAGTACCCACGTTTAGGTTAGCAGCGACTCCGAGAGGCAAAACGCCGCCTGAGTACACATGTCTGACATGGAAACTGCGACTATATTGAAGTGCTAGTTCCCTAATGGGTTCCGTACTCGCATCGTCTGCAACCACTAACGTAAAGTCCCTGCGGGTCTGCTGCGACCATGCCTGCAACGCGTTGTGGACATGTTCTATGCGATTATGCACCGCCATCACTACACTAATGTGCTTATGCTTTGGCATGTTTCTCTGGTCCTCCTCTATAACTAGGTGCAATAAAAATATCCTCGCCTGTACCCTGCACTTGAAGTCCTACCGCAGCAAGGTCGTGCTTGGTCATTATATACAAAACATTCTCCGCTAGCGTTTTGCGGTGCGCTTTTTGATCCCTGTCATGATAGATATGGTAGCCGTGTACTAGCTTTGTAAAAATCGCTGGGTAGCCTGCCTGTTGACACCTGATACTCAATTCGCAGTCCTGCCCCCCGTGTGTAACCATCGTCTCATCGAAGCCTCCAAGAGCATTGTAGACGTGTTTGGGAAACATCAAAACATCAGCAAATAGTTGAGCTGCATATTGCGCTTGCGGAGCGCCCTCGAACAGTTCTGGGCGCTCTAAAAATCGTGGATCTGTCCCAATAATCCCTTTGAGTCTTCGTCCAAAAGGGGTAGGGGGCAAAGTTTCCTCTACAATTGCCTCCCAATTAGAATAAACGTCATACGGGTGGATTTGCATAGGATGCAGCCAGTCGTACTGTCCTGCAATAAGCGCATCAGGGTTAGCCGCGTGCAGATTCATCAGGTGTACCAGCGAAGGGGCTTCTAGTAAAATATCAGAACCCAAAAGCAAGAAAGCCTCTCCACGCGCTATAGCGCACCCTCGATTATACGCCAAGGATGCTCTATAACCATGATGTGGTTGCCACCTATATTG